GATCAGGTGACGATGCAGCCTCGTACCCTTGGTGCGTTGACTGATTACAGCCGTCGCCTGCTGCTGCAATCCAGCATCGACATCGAGAATCTAGTGCGTCGTGACCTGGCTCAGCAGATCGCCATTGAAGTTGAGAACCAAGCCATTAATGGCACTGGCACCGGTTCTTATCCGCTTGGCTTCCTGAACGTGACCGGTATCAACACCGAGTCTGGCGTTGCAGCTTTCAGTGATTATGTAAACGCTGAGGCTGCCCTGAGCACCGACAACGCCCTGATTGGGACTCTTGGTTATCTGATGAACTCCGCTCTGCGCGGCACTCTGAAGACTACTGAGAAGGCTTCTGGCACCAACGGGATCTTTGTTTATGAGGCCGATAACACCATCAACGGTTACTCGGCTTATGTGTCCAACTCCATGCCGAACAACACTGCGGTGTTCGCTAACTTCAGCGACATTCTGATCGGCTTCTGGAGCGGTCTGGACATCATGGTTGACCCCTACACCGGTTCCGCCTCCGGCACCGTGCGTGTGGTTGCCATGCAGGACTATGACGTGGCCATCCGTCATCCTGAGTCCATCTGCAAACTGTCCTGATAACTAGGAGTAGGCATGCGCATTCAGATGCTTCGTAACACCATTGTTGACCTCAAAGAGGTAAAGATTGGTGACATTGTCGAAACTGACAAGCGATCAGCACTTTTGTTGATTGGCATCCAGAAAGCTTTGCCTGCTCCTCTTCTTCAGGAAGTTGTCGTAACGGCTGACGAGCAGCCGGACCCAGTTCAAAACAAACCCGCTCCCAAACGGAGAAAGACCAATGCTGCACAATCTGGGGTCTAAGACCTACATCGGTAGCCTGCTTGGCGCTGATTCTCGCTCTGCAACTGCAAACGGCACCGGTTTTGACCTGCAAGGGTCTAACGATGCTGAAGGTGAAGCCATTGTCATCCTCGACTCCGAGGCTGGTTCTGGCACCTCTCCTACCCTGAATGTCAAACTTCAGGATTCTGCTGATAACTCAACCTTTGCAGACATCACTGGTGCCACTTTCACTGAAGTGACCAGTGCTGCTGCTGGTTTTCAAAAGATCAGCATCAACACAAATGACGTGCGCCGTTATGTGCGTGCTGTCGGCACCCTTGGTGGCACCTCTCCGGTGTTTGTGTATGCCGTCTCGCTGGTTTACAGCAAGAAATACGGCAACTGATCCTAATGGCGATTTCTGACACGCTGGCATTTTTGAATACCGACGAGTTTGGCGTCACTTGCCAAATTGGTGCTGGTGCAAGCTTTGTTGGCATATTGGATTCGCCCATGGAGGTGTTGGCGGGCGGTATGGCTCTGTCTCGGGAGTATTTGCTTTATGCAAAAACTTCAGATGTCAGCGCCACCGTTCGCGGCACTTCAATCACTGTTGATTCAGTCTCTTACACAGTGCGTGAAAATCGTCCTGTGGATGATGGTCTTTTTTCTGAGCTGTTGTTGAGCAAGGTCTGATGGCTGATACACGCCGTGAATTGATCTTGGCTCGCATCAAAACCAACCTTGACAGTATTGCTGGCGCAACCGTTTACAGAAGCCGTGTAGAGCCTCTTGCGCGTGGTGAGGTGCCTGCAGTCATTGTTGAACCTGTAAGCGATCAGCCGTCTGAGGTATTCAGCAGCAAGCTGCAATGGACATTGCGTGTGCGTGTAACAGTAATTGTTCGGGCTGCATTGCCAGACGACGACTCAGATACTTACACGCAGCAAGTACACAAAAAGATAATGGACGATTCAACCGTCAACGGATACGCATTGGACATCGATCCTGATCGCGTTGATTTCAGCTTGTATGAGGCTGACGTGCCACTCGGTATCATTAGTATGGACTACATGGTCATGTACCGTTCTGGTCGCAATGACCTAACAACAGCAGGTTGAAGTAATGGCTAAGGACAAAACACCAAAGCCTGTGCCGAATCCCGGCGTCGGAGGTACTTATCTCTTTGACGAAGAGACCGGCGAGCTTACACTGTTGATAGAAACTGATTCCACTGGAGATCAATCCGATGGCGAAGCTTTACCGGAAGCGGACCGTCCTTGTTAAGGCAGAGTCAACCTATGGCACGGATTCGTCTCCTGCCGGTAGCGACGCTGTTTTGGTTCGCAATCTTGAAATCACCCCGGTCGAATCTGAGGTTCTCAGCCGAGACTTAATTCGTCCCTATCTAGGCAACTCCCCTCAGTTGATTGCCAACACTCGCGTGGTGGTGACTTTTGAGTGTGAATACGCAGGTTCTGGAACTGTCGGCACTGCGCCGCGTTATGGCTCACTACTCAAAGCCTGTGGTTTCAGCGAGACTGTATCTGCTGGGACCAGCGTGACCTACGCCCCGGTTTCAAGCAGCTTCAGCTCAGTGACTATTTATTACTCCACTGATGGTGTTCGCCATAAAGTGACTGGTGCACGCGGCACCTTTACGTTGAACCTGACGGCCAACCAGATCCCTGTGATTTCTTTCACAATGACTGGGCAATACGTTGCGCCAACTGATACCGCTGATCCGACCCCGGCTTATACCAATCAGTCGGCCCCTCAGATCTTCAACGACACCAACACCACTGCCTTCACCGTGTACGCCTCTAGCGCTATCCCGCTGCAGAGCTGTCAGTTAGATGTGGGCAACGAAGTGGTTTACCGCGAACTGGTGAACAGCGATAAGGAGATCTTGATTGTGAACCGTGCTGGCGCTGGCACGCTGGCAATTGAGATGGTGAGCCTTGCCACTAAGGACTTCTTCTCCAACGCTGTGGCTGGCACCACTGGTGCATTCAACATTGTTCACGGCACCGCCGGTGGGAACATAATCACCTTGGCCACCGTTGCTGGTGGTATGAGCCTTGGCAATCCATCCTATGCAGAGGATCAGGGTGTTGTTATGCTGAACCTGCCGTATACTCTCGTACCCACTTCTTCGGGTAACGACGAGTTCACTCTGGTCTACACCTAAACCGCATGGCATTCGTTCTTAAGAAGACTGCGTCTTACAAGTGGCCGGTCAAGGTAGAAATACCCATCGACGGTGGCAAGTTTGAGACTCAAACATTTGATGCAGTCTTCAAGAAGATGAGTCGCTCAGCCTTCAATGAATTGCTTGAAAAGGGTGACGATGCCCTGATTGATGGCATTCTTGAAGGCTGGGATGGCATTAAGGACGAAGATGGCAAAGATGTGGCGTTTACGCAAAAAACCAAAAAAGAGATTTGTGATGATCATTACGTCGTCAAGGCTTTGATTCAAGCGTATGCCGACAGCGTGACCGGAGTTACAACAAAAAACTAGAAGAGGCTGCCCGTTATTGGTGCGGAGCGGCGGCAGAGGGAGAAGAGGAAAGCGAAGATGACATGAAAGCCTTGGGCTTGACGCCTGAGGCTATTGAGGATTTGCAGACCAATAAAGAATCAAAAGATTTTGAATTATGGGAAGAAAATATTGAAATCGTTCGCATGTTTATTTGTATGCAAACGCAATGGAACGTTGGCTTCAACGGCCCTGTTGGATTGAACTACCAGAGTTTGGAATGGCTCTGTAAACTGTATGCAGTTGGGGATCCTGTAGCCATTTTTGAAGGCATACGGGTTATGGAAAGCACCGCCCTTGCTTGTTTCCAAAAATCACGAAAATGAGCCAGACGACTGAGCTACTTTTGAGGATCCGTCAAGTAGGCGGCGAGCAGTTGCAGCAGCTTGGGCGAACTCTGAACAGGCTTGGCAAGGAGGCAACTGATGCCAACCAAGACTTCAGATCACTTACTGCTGAACTAAGGGCTATACAAGCAACATCAGCCAATACCATTAACAACCTGCGTGGTTATGCCAGTTCTTGGCGGCAGATTGCAAACAGTGTAGAAATTGGCACACTTGAATTCAAGGAAGCAAGAGCTGAGGCGGCAAAACTTGAAGCGCAATTAGCAAAAACTGAAGGTCGCCGTGCCGCCGGTGGGCGCTTTGGTGGTGCTGCACAAGTTGTTGGCACGATTGCTGGCGCTGGCGTGTTTGGCGGTCCAGAGGGCGCTCTTGGCGCTGCTCTTGGCTCAATTGGTGGTGTTTCGGGTGCGATTACTGGCGGTGCAATTGGTGCGCAAGTTGGGCAGTTACGTCAACTTCTTGGCTCAACGGCTGAGTATGTTG